TAGCGTCACTGACGCAAGTGAAGGATTGATTAGCAACATTTCCGGTAGCGGTAACTTCTACACATTCGAACTCTTCCGTGAGACATCAGATTACAGTGAAAACGTAACTGTTGCTCCAGAGAATGGAACAGTTGTATATGAAGGAACTGTAAACGCTGTATTCTTTAAGATGCAGACTTCTACCCGTAATCAAATCAAAGTATTAGCTCAGAATCCAAACATCAAAATAATCGTTGAGACTAACAACGTAGGTAATACCTCACAATACGTTTACGTAGGTGAAGAGTATGGCTCACAATTGTTAACTTCAACAGGAGGTACAGGTACCTTATTTGGTGATAGAAACGGCTACACTTTAACTTTCACAAGTAGAGAACCAAATCCAGCTAGCTTCATTTCAGCCTCTAACGAGACTCAATTGTTAGCTCGCCTTTCAGGAATTACAATTTCCTAAAAATAAACAAACTAAGGGGGGGTTATGCTTACGCGTAACCCCTATCTTAGTATTTATAGCCGCATATGTTTCAGTTAAGTAAAGGACAACCTGTAAATACAATAGCATTCTATCCCAATGAATTACCATCGGGTTCGAATGTTGTGTTACAATTTACTCAATCTTATAGTAATACTGTTACAGGAAGTATTATAGCAGATGTAATTTCAAACCCAACAAATACACCTTGGGTTGTAGCTCAATTTAGCGGTTCATTACTTCCAAGTGCTTCGGGTCAGTATGATTTTAAAATCTTTAATGCTACTATCCCACAAAATCTAGTTTGGAACACTACAAATCTTCAATGGCAATTAGCTAATGTAACTTGGGATGATTCAATTGTTGCTACTGATCAAATAAGTGCTGACAGAGCAATTATATCAGGAAGCGACGTTACACCTATTACCGAGTATTTATCACCGAATGAGAATGCACGCTACAAAGTCTATCTAGGATAATATGGAAAAACAATTTAAATTTCAAACACTAAATAAGGTAGAATCTGACCGACAATTCCCTACAGAGAAATCTATGAAGGGATTTGTTCAATATGGTATCTACAATGATTTTCCAGAATATCTTATTTACTTGTTTAATAATTCAGCCATCAATAATACAGCAATTCACGCTACAGTGGATGCAATAGTTGGTGAAGGATTGGTTTGTGATCAAACTAATTTACTAGATGAGGCAAACAGCGAAGGAGAAAGCTGGAATGATATATTCAAAAAGATATCCCTCGATTACAAATTATATGGTGGCTTCACTCTTGAGGTAATATGGTCAAAAGACCGTTCAAGAATCGCTGAAATTTACCATATTGACTTTTCATGGCTACGCGCTAAGGAAAAAAATGAGCGCGGTAAAATACCGGGATATTACATCAGCGATGAATGGGCTGAAAAATATCGTTTTGGTGGAACTGGTGGATTATATAACAGTGCTGCATCAACAGGTATGTTACCTGATTTACCATTCTTACCAGTATTTAATCCTAAAAAGAAAGATACAGAACCAAAACAATTATTTGTTTATAATCCTTATCGTCCTGGTCAGCGTTACTATCCTCTTCCAGATTATGTAGGTGCACTACGAGTAATCGATTTAGATTCAGAGGTAGATAATTTCCATATTTCAAATATAAAGAATGGTTTAGCACCATCTTTAGCAATCACTACTTTCACTAACGCTGATCCTGATCAACGTAATGAAATTGAATCAATGTTGCGTTTGCAATATCAAGGTTCAGGAAACGCAGGACAACTAATGTATATGGATGTTGATTCTCCAGAAAATGCTCCTGTAATTACCCCCATCAATGGTAATGGTTCAGACGACTATTACATTGCCATTAATGATATGGTAAGAGAAAAAATATTAACAGCACACAGAATTACCTCACCAGAGATTTTTGGTATCATGACCCCCGGTAAATTAGGAGGTAAAGATGAGGTAACAGATGCTTATTTATTGTTTTTAAACACCGTAATTCGTCCTTATCAACAAATACTATTGTCTGAAATAGAGAATTTCTTACATCTAATGTATCCTACCGCTGGTGAATTTTCAGTTGGTGTTCAACAATTAAGACTGTTTAGCGATGGTGAGACAGAAGTTGATGTAGTAACCTCAGTAGAATCAGAGGCAGGTGAAGATAAAGTACTTGAGGCAGAAATCGAGGCAACAGACCAACAAGCGGAAAACGAAGCAACAGCAATAATTTAATCAAATGACTACAACTCTAATTATATCAGAAGAAAAGTTACGTGAATTTACTGACATCAATGATAACTTAGATTCTAAGTTGTTAATGAATGCTGTTCGTGAGGCACAAGACATTTATCTTCAACGCCTAACGGGCACTTCACTCTATGAAAGAATATTAGCTGATATTGACGCTAATACTTTAACCGGAGAATACAAAAAATTAGTTGATGATTTTGTTCAACCATTTTTGATTTATGCTTCTTATTGGGAATCATTAGATGCAATTTATATGCGTCCTAGAAACAATGGTTTATTAATTCCAACAGGAGGAGAAAATAGTGAAAAAGCTGATAGAAGTATGTACGATGCTAAACGTCAGGCTGTAAACAATAAAATGCAGTACTATAGTGATCGTTTAACAAACTATTTGATTCAAGAAGAAAGTCAATTCCCTGAATTAAACAATAACGGACCATACTGGAAACAAGCACCTGATTTTGGCCCAGGCTACAAATCACCAGTTGTATTTAATAGAACTACAAGAGCATATCACCTAGGAGGAGCATTGGCTGCTGGACTACGATTAGGTGACTCGCGCTATCCATATATGATTTATGGTAGTGATGTTTTTTATCGTGGACCAAGACCTTGCTAATATAAAATAATATGGGACAAAATTTAACAGGACAATTAATTTCGGCTACCTATGAGGATCTAGTACAGATCTCAGGTAGCATTTTAACTAATGGTACAGGTTCAGACATTACTTCATTAACTATTACAGCCTCAAACGCTGTAAGTGCTAGTGCAGCTGTAAGTGCTTCACACGCTTTAATTGCTAATAGTGCTTTAACCTCTACTTCTGCTTCATATGCTCTTTCGGCATCACATGCAGAAAATGCTGACACTGCAACTTCAGCCTCACACGCATTAGTTGCTAATAGTGCTTTAACTTCTACTTCAGCATCTTACGCCCTTTCTTCATCACATGCTGAAAATTCAGATACTGCTACAAGTGCCTCACACGCATTAAATGCTGATAATGCTGTAAGTTCTTCTTATTCATTGAATGCAGATAATGCTATAAGTGCTTCTTTTGCTACTAATGCTGGTAGTGCACTTACTGCAACTTCAGCATCACATGCTTTAAATGCTGATGCTTCTATATCATCTTCTTATGCTTTAACAGCATCATTTGCTTTAAATGCATCTACAGGTAGTGCATTAATAACCGCGTCTATAAGCGATGCTACTACCACATTTACCAAGGGCGATGGTAGCACGTTTAATCTCACTGTTAATAACGTAGTAAACGCGAATTCAGCAAGCGTAGCAGTATCTGCCTCACAGGCAACAAATGCTAATACAGCTACTTCTGCTTCATATGCTCAAACAGCTTCATTTGCTTTAAATGTAACCCCAATTAATACAGGTAGTTTTGTAACTACAGGTAGTGCTACGGGTAATGTTTTAACATTCACTAAAGCAGATGCTTCTACATTTGCACTAACAGTTGCTACTGGTTCAGGTGGTGCAGCATTCCCATTTACAGGTTCAGCTCAAATTACTGGTTCTTTAGCAGTAACAGGTTCAATAGAGGTATTAGGTACCCCAGCTTTACACTACAGATTAATTTCTAAAAACGGTATTAATGCTGGAGCTAATAGTTCTATTGCTGATAATATTTTTAATGCTGGAGACGGTTCAATTGTAGGTGGTAGTGGTAACACAATCTCATCAGCAGGCCAAAATCAGGTAATTATTGGTGGTAATGGAAATACATTTAGTGGGGGCCGAGAAAGTGTTATTATTGGAGGACGAGGTACTATTACTGCGGGTGATGTAAATGCTATTATTGGTGGATTTACAAATACTTTAAATGCAGGATATTCTGCATTAATAGGATGTTTTGACATTAATACCTCAACAACATTAAATGCTAGTACTCAAGGCACAATTTTAGTAGGTGCTAAAGGAGGATATAGATTTAACAGTGTTTTAACTACTCAACCAGCAATTGTATTTGGTGGTTTTTCTAACTCAGGTTCAGCAATTGGAGATGGTAACACTCAATTAGGTGGTGTAAATAACTTTATTACAGGTAGTATTACAGGTTCATCTATGATTGGTGGAGTACTTAATACTTTAGGTCACAGTCGCTCAGTAATTATAGGTGGA